GGGTGACTGAGGGGCACGTCCGAAGGCCCTCGTGTCGACCAGCTTTCCCGGGAGTCTTCAGTTTCTATTTCATTAGCTCTATAACCTTCATTATAGTTGTCAATTGAACAACCACGATAGGCAATCATTACTTCTTTTGTTAAATTATCCAACGTAACAATATCCATAATGTCTACCTTAAGAACTTCTTCCCCTAATGCGGCGAAACCTAAAGTTGCAAGAGATTCCTTCTTCATTAAGAACCGTGATAAGCTTACACGACCTGTATATTTTAAGTATACATGTTCTTGTGGCATAATTGAGCCAATTTCATAAATACCTTCTGTACCGAATGAGCGTTCAGCACTTAAACTTTGCGCCCGTCCGATAGGGGTATTTTCAATCATAAGGAAGATTGTGTTACCTGTTTGCACTGATTGATTAAATACACTTGCCATATGTTAATACCTCCTTATCTATAAATTCCTAGTGATGAGTCATGTTCAATAGCATTTCCACTTGTGTATGTTGTACTTGTATCTGTACCACTAATGTAGTTTTCATAAGCACCTTCAACATAAATGTAATCTAATGTTTGACTTGGCATTACAGTAAATGAAATGCTTGCTACATTACCATTAATAATAACAGTAATATCTTCTGCATTAAAGTCTACAATAGAACCTGCTCGCTTCTTGTTTCCTAAGAAGCTTTCCACGAAACTTTTCAGCACTGTAGCGCTAGTAATTTGAATATTGGTACCAATAAAACGTTTTTCTAATTCAAAACGTAAGTCATCGAATAAGAAGTCTGTTTCTTCACCTAAGCTAATACGAGATTTAACTGGTTCATTAGTTGAGTTATAGGTAGTAACATCTTGAACAAAACGGAATCCAGATACTTGACCACGGTTCGTTAAACGTTCTAAGGCAATTACCCCATTAGAGTTTAATTTATTTAAATCAGCACCTGTAAAGTTTTGGTCTAAACTAGTAACTTCTACATACTTATTAGTTAAGGCACCACCAATTTGTAACCCTGATTGAACACCACTTGCTAATGCCGCCATCATATACCCTTTAAGGTGTAATGAAGCACCTGTAGAAACATCGTTGAAGTAACCTGAGTTACCAATCAATGCCACACGTGGGTCTTTTAGTTGTGATTGACGGACAATGGCTTGGGTAACTGATTCGTTGTAGCCACCACCAACAAATGCCCGCATATTATGCCCTTGTACATTTTGGTCACTAATGAATGCTCTTGTTTCTGCATGCACGCTTGAACTTTCTGATAAAGGAACAATGTAATAAGCATCTGTTTGAGCTAAGTATTGTAACTTGTTAGCCCATGAAATAGGGACAGTACCAGTTGAACCACCTGTTAGATAAGTCATTTCAAATCCATCGGCACTTAAACTCTTACTCAAGTTTACAGAAGCAGTTACATAAGTATCATAAGTTAACTTGTCTCCAATATCCCCTAAGTTAGCCGTAATAACTGCTCCAGTAAATTCTTCTGTTACTTTAGGAGCAACTGGGCTATCTTCTTTAACTGTTGTTGTACTTGTTGTTGTAGTACTTGTAGTTGCTGTTTCTTTGATAACCTTAATATTAGCATCTTTTACTTCATCTAAATATTTAGAGAAGAGAGCACTATTAGCACCACTAGGCATAATTTCAGCATAAAAATCAGGTAGTAACTGGATGTCTTGCATAACATCTGTAATCCGTGAATAGATAGGTAAGGTCAAATCATATGACTTAACTACTGATAATGAGTCAACCGTATCCCCCAATTTAATTATAAACTTAGTTGCTGTACCATCTTCTGCTTTTTCAACTGAATATGTGGCAACTGCCTTTTCACCATTGTATGATAGTTTAAACAATTGCCCTAAGTTATCATATACTTGCTTGTAACTTGCTGTAGGGTAGTCAACTGTTAACCGATAAGCGTTGTTAATAGGATTACGGTCTAGTTTTACACCAATCTTATTAGCATTATCACCATAGACTAGTGAAGTAAACTTAACTGCTCCTAAGTCTAATGAAGCAGGTTTAGCATCTTCTGAACGAACAGCATATACTTTACCCCCACCGTTAGTTCCTGAAAATTGTTGTTGGCTACTTGGGTTCCAAATAACTGATAACGCATCTAGCAATTCACCAGATTGAAAGATAGACTTAGCTTGAATCATGTTCGTTACTTCGTATACCTTATTTGGGTTACCATCAGTGGCTGAACCAATAATAGCAATATTCTTATCTGAATCTGTTGAACTACCCCGTAGTGCATCCGCATTATAGCTAGTTTCAACATGAGGACGAGTCCCCATATTTTGTCTTGGATAAATTCTTTCAATATCTACCATTTAGGATAAATCCTCCTTGTTTAATCTATTCACCTAAGTACTTACGTAGATAGGGAACAAAACCGCGTTCATTTTCCATATAGAACTTATCAATAGCGCGCATATATTCAATAAAACCTTGTTGCTTTGTCATGTCCAATTGAGGGTAGGTTGACTCAGCAGACTTTACGAACTCTACCACGCTATGGTAGTCTATAGGACTAATTTTAGTTTTCTTTTTTATTGCCATCAGATACTAATTCTCCTCCCGTATAAAGGGTTTGTAGTAATTTTTCAACCTTGGTGCCATATGTTGTGTTGAGTGAATATGTTACGCCATATACGACTTCTGCTCGCCGATAAAATATTTGATTTCCTCTAGCTGAATCAGTGGGACTATTAATAGGGTCTAATAGGTCTAATCCACTAAAGTTAAGCTGAGCTAGTCGGTATTCTGTCTGCTCATTAACATTCTGGCGCATCGTAATTAAAATTGTCTTTAATAGGTTATCAATGCACCGTAGCATATCAATATTAGATGATATTGTGTCAATAGTATATGATTCTGTAAGGTCATATCCTCGCAGTACCCCGTCTCGAGGGATAACATCGTCTTCACGACTTGGAATATAAGTTATCTTATCCTCTACATTATCCAATGCATCTAATGATTTCTGGTATGGGATATAAACATATTTATCTTCTACATGAACATTAGCACCTTTTAGTGACACATTTTTAAATGATAATAGTCGTTCAATAGGTTCTTCCGTTTCCACCATTAAAACGATTTCAGAATATCCTTCGTCTGATTGTCGATTAACAGTCTTCCAAACAACATCTTCCTGTCTAGTGTTACCCTCAATATCATTCATAGAACCAACAATCCCACCTAAAGACCCCTCGTCTTCCTCAGCACCCTTATATTGGATTAATATCTGTCCAAAGTTAGAGTGTTCTGGATTATATGTGAATGATACTGGAATTTCCTGTTTAGGATTCTTACCACAATAAGTATCAATAAACGATTGTCTTACTACTGAATCAATATCTGATAATACTGCTTCTTTTATAATATAAGGGTTCTCTAATAATACTGTCATTTGTGTACTAATTGTCTTCTTTAAATATTCGTCTACATTTGGAATCGCCATCTAGTATCCTGCTTTCTAAAATATTAAGTCTAAGGTTCCTACGTCATAGGAAGTCATTCTTACCCTTACTGCTTCACTTAATAAATCAGACATTTTCTCTGTAAGCGCTGGGTCTTCTTTTTTAAAGTTTTGACGACCAACAATCCATGACATAGGGTCTGACTTATCCGATACTGTTCTAAAACTTATATAGCGTCCTCTAGCACCTTTACCAGACTTAGGTGCTGTACGAGTTACACTGTTAGACTTCCATTTATACTGAAGCTGTGAGATAACCTGAGATTGGTCTTTACCTAATGCCTGTTGGAGCTTTGGTATCTGAACAGTTGTACCAAAGTCTGCATGTGAAAATTGTTGCCAAAGAGACTTAGGTGCTACCGTTCGTAAATCCTTACTTTTGGCACCAATTGGGATAATAAGATACCAACCACCATTGTCTTTACGTTTAGCTTTTGGACTACGCGCATAGGCTTCCTTTAAATCAATAAAGCTCCCACCTTGTTGCTTAGCATAAGCCGTTGCACCTTTTATAACGGCTGATAGCTGGCTACCATTCTGCTGTAAATTAACAGTAGGTATATCAGCTACCTTAACCCACTTAGCAACATCTTGAGCTAGCTGTTTTTCAATTGTATCTGTATCTTGTAATTCCTTTACTAAATCTGTAAAACCCTTGCTAACTTTTACATATTTTCGTGCCATTATATCCTCCTTAGCTCGTGAACATGCTTAAGGGACTTTTAGACGACGTTTTATACTCTTTAGGGTCTATTACACTATATGGAGCATCATCGCTCTCAGACGATTCTACACTGTCAAATGACTGCATTGGAATATACAAGTCTTCACGACGTAGTATTAGCTTCTTAGGGAGCCGATAAATATCGTCACCGTTCGGAGAATCAATGTCTGGTCTTTGCATATTATCACTGAAGTTTGTTAAGTTTTCATACTCTTCGGGGTCATCCTTATTAAGTGGCACCTCAACTGTATTTGTTCCCTCTAGTTCTTTCTTAAAAGCTATCTTGTTTACATCAGCAGTACGAACCTCTTTTGCAATATCAACTACATAGTACCGTAGTGCTACTGATAGAGACATCGTTAAACTTTTACCAATCAGATTTTTATCAGATACTGTTAATCTAGATGTGGTTTTATCATAATTAACTACCCCACCAATCTCTAAGGTTTGTAGCTCTTTATTTTTATCTTCGTACATAATAGTATTAAACTTATAGACATTATAAGGTATAACTACACCTTGTTTAAATCGTTTTTCAGTGATATTTACAATGTATGTTTGAGTTAAGGTTAGCCCCATTGGTGTAATTCTGTCTCTAAAGGATATACCATCTTCAATTCGATTTTCAGTTGGTGCAGGCGTGGCAATCGTAGTTCCCATGTCACGTTCGCCCATAGCACCTGAATAGGTATCCTTCTCATTAGACTGAAAAGCAATAGCCACTATTCTAGGTTTACGGAATATAATACCTTTCCCTAGACAATGTTTACAATCCAATCGTGGCTGATTAGTTTCTGGATTAATACAAGGACACGGTAACGACTGTTCCCATACAGAATTAATTGCTGTACGATTTAATAAAGCAATTAAGTTACCAACATGCTGTCTCGGAATTGTATTTTTTGCTAACTTTGTATTTATACTATTCTTTTTTGTAGTTACCATCTAGTACCCCCTAAGATATAACACCCATATTATAACCATAGTATGATTGTAGTGCGTCGCGTAGCTGTTTCATATCTTTTTTAATTAAGTCAATGTCGGCTGTTGATGCTGTATTTTCAGCAGATTGAGTAGAATCTACAGATGAACTAATGCCATCAATCGAAATAGAGTACCCAGCAATACCTGCCCCTAATACCAAACGTCCCCAACGTTCCAAAACTTCAATCGCAGATAATTTAGCAATATAGGCTACTAAATCGGGTTGAATATACCAATCACGATTAATACCTTCTTCCCCCTCTGGAACTGGAAGCATACCTGCATAGTAAGTACAACCAATCATTTGAGGAGCAAATTCAGCCCCTGTATTAGACATACCATATGAGTTACCAAATAAATTACCAAAACCCATACCCATTGACTGTGCAATCGTCATATTTGAAATACCTTGTGAAATAAAGGTAGGCTGTAACTCAAGTTGACCAAACCGATTGGTTACTTTTATCCATTTGTCAGGATATTTAATAATACGTCTGTTATCGAAGTGCATTTCAATTTCTTCTACCTGTATAATTGGTCGTTGCTGTGTTCTAACAAACATATAAGAGTTAAAATCTGCACGGTTAAAATCCAATGATTCGACATTTTTACGGGGTCTAATAACAATATCTAACTCCTTCTCAACTAAGGCAATAGACATTAGAATCATTTTCTTATAGAAATCATCATCATATTCCGTTCCATCAGGTAATGTTAAATCGTCATCCATTCCTAAAAGTTCTAACTTTACTCGGTCTACAGTTAACCCTAATTTTTCAAGTGTAATATCTTTTGCTTCTTGTTCACTTTTTAGTCTCCGTGGATTACCATAGTAAGCGAAGTTATCTCTAACGTTTCCATCTTCATCTTGTATTGTGAAATAATCTTTTACTGACAAGTCTTTCACCCATCCTTCTTATAATAATTATAACATAACTGTCATCTCTTAATAATATAGGACAATAAAAAAGCCTAACCCGAAGGTTAAGCTCTTATTCTGTTAGTCTAGACTAAACAGTTAATTGTACTTGTTGACGCATATAGTTTTCATTACCTGATACATAACGAACGTTCTTGATACGAACGATACGGTTAGGGTTAGATACTTTCAAAGCACCAAACCATAATAGCATAAATTGTGTAGCAGTTGTAATAACTGGTAAGTTAACTTTAGTTGTTGGAAGTAATTCTAACAATGAAAGAACTGTTGGACGGCGTTCTAAGATGAATACATCTGCTGTTTCTGGCATACGTTCATCAATGTCTGTAAATACCAATTTACCTTCGTCTGTCATTTGTGACATTGGAATACGTTTAATTAGGTAGAATTCACCTGTTACTTGACCTTTACGATATACACTTGCATAGCTAGGAATACTACGTTGGATAGTATTGATAGCAATTTCAAGGGTAACCCCATCAGTAGCATTAGCAGGAGTAGCCTTAACAATTTCACTTGGTGCTGAGATTGCAGATGTACCAGTTAATGTAACACGGTATTCTTGTTCTACCCCAACTTCTTTAGCAACTTTGATACCATTAGAGAAGTCTTTATCTTTTGCTAACCATACGCCACCTTTGTCTGCTTCAACTTTTGCTGTAACAGTAGGAGCTTGAGGAGCACTTGGGTCTACTTCTGAATCAGTATCTAGAACAGAGTCGTTGTCCATGATTGTTGAACCATTTAAACGAATATTCCCACGAGCTGATAAGAATTTATCGGCGTTTACACCGAATGTTGAGCCTTCTTGTGAAGGGATAACAATACGTTGTGCACCTAAGAATTGGTTACTGAAATCTGCTTTTACACCAATTGGCATATATGCATCTGTTGCAACACCGAAATATTTACCAATAACTGTTGCAGAATAGTTTAACAATTCTGGTGTTAATGATTGACCGTGTGCATCTAAAACGTTGTTTTGGTTCATTAATTTAACAAGACCATCAAATTCTAAACCTTGACCTTCGCCATCAGCAGTCATATCAGCGTCCCCGTAGAAGATAGCCCATTCAATTGTCTTAGTAACTACTAACATTGAATCTAACAAGTTAATGTCAGTTGGTGACGCAATGTTCCGTACTAAGTTTGAAACCATTGATTGTTGACGTACGTCTACAATATATTTCATATTTACTTGTTTTTGTTTTAAACGTGGTGAGTTAACATTTGAAATACCAATTTCAGGTTGGAATAATGTTGAACCAATACGACCATGTTTTAAGAATGTAACATACTTTTGAACTGTTGAGGTTGATACTTCACGTTCGATATCACGAACAATAGTAAAATCTTCTTCACTCCATGTCATATTCTTGATTTGGTCATCAAGGTTTTCAACACGTAAGGCAGAGGCATCATTTTGTGTTTCTGGTGATACGCCGTAACCTGTTGTTAAGACACTCTTTAAAATTTCTGCTTGCGCTTCTGGTAGTTCATTAATTGACTTTGTTACGTCAACTTCTTTTCCAGCTACCTTGCTGTTTGCTGTATCTGTCATTTAGGATAAATCCTCCTGTTTATTGTCTTAATTTATATATATTTTATCTGCTATTCTATAATAATATAACAGTTATGTTATTTATTGATAACCTCACCAGTAACTGCTTCTACAGACTTAACTAAGTCTTCTGTAATAGGTTCTGAGTATGCTTTATCAAAGATTGACTTAATAGCATCAATAGAATCATAATCAAATCGTTTTACAGATAAGCGCGCGGAGTTAATAGTGTTTAAAAGTTCTTGTCGACTAGGCAGTGACTTTTCTACTTCAACTGATTTTTCAATAGTTTCTGTAACTACTTCTTCTGGTTCAGCTTCTGTATCTTCTGTAGACTTAGCTGTTTCTTCTGCCTCGTCATTAAATGACACACCCTTACCAACTGGTTCATCAACTTCAACTGATTTTTCAACAGTTTCTGTAACTACTTCTTCTGGTTCAGCTTCTGTATCTTCTGTAGACTTAGCTGTTTCTTCTGCTGATTCTGTATCAGTAGCCTTTTCAGCTTCGTCATCGGGGTCTTTTACATCATCTTTTTGGTCTTGATTTTGGTCAATATCCTTTTTAGCCTTTTCAACTGACTTTGCTAATTCAGTATTAATAGCTACTAAGGTATTGATAGAGTCTAGAGCTTTATTTAATGACTTTAAAACTTCTTCTATATCTTTGGTAGAAGTAGGTACTGGTTCAGCTTCTGTAGCTTCTGTAGCTTCTGTAGACTTAGCTGTTTCTTCTACTGGTGATTCAGATTCTTTTTCAGTAGACTTTGTACTTTCAGGTTTTT